CACCCTAAGCGTTGGTAGGTCTTCCTAGATCTTCCCAAAACTTTTCTCTACCCATATCATCGGTTACATGTATAGGATTAGATTCCCATTGGAAATCTTCATCCCAGGCATTTTCTATGTTATCTAATATTCCCATTTAAATATTCTATCATGGTTTGCAACAAACTAATATCATCATTTATTGCTCCTAATGCCATATTACATTTATGACATAATAATCCTCTAACACATTTACCGCAAGATCTTTCTCCTGGACAGCATGAATGGTCATGATCAATAGATAATCTTTTGCGATATGAATTTTCCTTTAAACCACAAATTTTACATGAGTAGTTTTGATCTTCCAACATTTTATGATACTGCTCAAGAGTAATTCCGTATCGTGAAACATTTCTTATATGGTTTAATAATGGTGCACATGTCAAACAATAACATAGACCTTTATATTTACCTGTCTTAGATTGTTTCATTTCATGTTCTTTAAAGTATTCCCCGCAATTTCTACAATGGATATCTCCATTTTCATTTATTTTTCTTGGAAAAATACGTCTTGAGTCATCTTCGTTTTGATCATACTCTCTTACACATTGTTTACAAAAATGCTTGTACCCATCAGGTGATTTTGCATATTTATGAAAATCTGAAAAAATTTTAAAATTCTTGCATTGGGTACATTGTTTTTTATCTGCCAAAATTACTGGATGCTCGTGTTGTTTTCTCATTCCTTTAGTATAGCATAAAATTCAGATTTGTTCAGATTTTATTTATACAACTTTCTGATAATATTGCTGGTTTGTACGATACAGGAAATAGAAAAACAATAACTAAAAATATAGTGAGCACTTTTTAGAGAGAGTGGCTATCGATCTTGATAGTACCACTCCCCCATAAAAGTTTAGTACTACTCCCCCATTGAAATTGGAGGACACTTGCAAGGGTCTATGTGTATCTCCTTATCACCAAAAAAGACGATTCCTGTATCACCACAAGAATCACAGGTGTGAGCATACATTGAGTTAATCATACTTATTTCTCCTAGCAAGATGTTGTAGATGTTGAAACTATTGGCTCTTGGTAAGCCTTTGGCATCTGGTCAGAGATGAAGTAGTATGCAGTAGCACAAGAGTAGCAATAGGTCTCTGTTGGAATACCGCCTAACATAAAGGCATCTGTTCCACTATAGACCAACTCTGTTGATTCACAGTTAATCACTTTGCATTTCATTTATTTACCTGCTTTCATTTGGTACATTGTAAAGGTTGAGAATAGGACTAAGGATAATTTAGATAATAGATTTAACACTTATTTAGCCTCCTTGCAATAGAGACCGTTCCACTCGTTGGAAGTCCAACGGCGTGTAGATGTATTGAAGTGGATATCTAGTCCACAGTTAGAGCAAGGTGTTGCACCTTGTCCTAATGTAGTAGGGCGATGAAGGATAGGTGTAAGGCTATCCGCTGGAGCATATAGTGAGTTCATATTGAACCCCTTTCTTTTTAATTCACTAGCACTTTGCTAGTTTCTTTCCTTGACCTAGGTTATTTGCTCTTATTTGCTACGCTCACCCTATTGCTAGGTTTATTTGGTAGGCTCAGAGGCTCACTAGGATTTCTATTTAATTGTATGTAGTAATACTAACACATATACCGCCAAAAGTCAAGCATTTGGGGGTGTGATTTAGGTCACTTATTTGCTACGCTCATCGAACATCTGTTCGCTTATTTGGTAGGCTCATTGACCTTTTCTCTCTATTTAATTTTCTATAGTAGAATACTAGCACACAATATCCTAAAAGTCAAGTCCTAGCACGGCGTGTCGTGTGTGATTTAGACCACAGTACAATTCGGACATATTGGACATTGCACGTGCCCTGTGGATAACTATGTGGATAACTAATGTGGTGTATCTCACAATCCCATATATCCGTAATGTCCGTTTTGTACCCCTGTATTTGTCAGACCCCCCTGCTATACTTCTATATATAGAAAGTTAAAAAAGAAAGGTTAGGTCAAAATGACTAACACTAGAATCCCAGTAAGTGCCTTTGAGAATCAAGGCTTAGAAACCTATGAGTCAATTCGTACACGACTAGCAGATAGTATCTGCCCTGAATGCCAGTACGCTTGTTTCGTACATAAAGAAAATTGTTCAAGAAAGGTGGTCAAATAATGACTAACACTATAACTACTAACGCTATATGCGTATCACATAAGCCTAACAAAAAGGCAATCTCTTTCTACAATGATGTAGCCTATACATTCTGCGAAGAATGTGAAAACAATATTGAATCCTATTGGATGGATTTTGATAGTGACCGCCTATCTATGTGGTCAGATTGGAAGGTATCTCAATGAGTACCTATATAAATGTCCGCTCCCTATGTGGAGATAAAACAACTAGCATAGATATCTATGACCTAACACATAACAACGAAATCATTTGTTGTGATAATTGCGAAAGCATTTTAATGTGCCGTAAGGCGTGGGGTCATCTTTATCAGAAAGGTAATAAATAAAAATGGAAAAAGATATCTTCGGATTTAGCGATGCAATTAATTTGGATCATCTAAACTTAGAACAATTAAAAGAATTAGAAAAGATTCTTGATAAAATAAAGTAGTTGAAAATTCAATAAAACGGGACGTCCCGTGTGGCGTAAATCACACAAATAATGTCCGATTTGTCCGTGTCTAAACTTGACTTTTTGACATTTCTCTGCTAGTATTTATACTATAACAATTAAATAAAGGACAAAGGCTAATGAGCCTAAGCAAATAAATGTGACTAGAATCACAGTGAGCCTTAGCAAATAAGTAGCCAATTTGTCAGACCCCCCTGATAGGATAGTCTTATCAACTTAAAAAAGAAAGGTGGTTCATAATGAACTACATTGTAAAACTAGAGTCATTTAATGGCTCAACAAAATCAATCGCTCTCCCTTCAAAGGGTGCAGTTGCTCAATTCATCTCACAATATCCGCAGGCTCTTCCTGTTGGTGTTTCAGTTAAAATCTCTTGTGACGCACTCGGCGTTTCAGGTACTCTTCGAGGAAAGGTTGCTCTCTAATGACTAACACTATCAAATTCGCTTCATTCCCCTTCACCTATAAGGGCTTCAACTTTGTTTCTAAAATTGCAGAAACAAATCGCTTCCTTCCTCAAATTATGCTAATGGGTGATGAGTTTATCGCTATGAATAAGGGCGCAATAGATGAGTGTATGACACTTGATGAAAACTCTTCTGTTGAATATGTAATCTCTCAACTTGAATATATCAACGCAGGCGGAACAGAAATGTTTCTAGAATTGGCAGGTGCATAGTAATGATGACTCGCAAAGACTATGTAGTAGTTGCAAATATTTTGCGTGACTATAAAGAAGAATTAGACAATATTTCTTATGTAGATATTGTAAATGATTTTGGTGATTATTTTGAAAAAGATAATCCAAATTTTAATTGGGAAAAGTTTAGAGAGGCGTGTTACCAATGAACAGAATCGTAACAACACTGGTACAGTTAATGCTATGGGCACCAATTGTTTTTGCAGTTGCTTTGGCAGTTGGTGAAAGTAAAAAACTCAATAAGTAAATCACGATCCTAAGCAAGATTTAAAACTGCTTGAACTTTCAACTAAATTGCGACGTCGCCTGTGGATAACTTTGTGGATAACTATACGGCGTGTCGCCTTGACTTTTTGAGATTTATCTGATAGGCTTGCCTAGTAAAATTAAATAAAAAGAAAAATAGATGTGATATTTATCACAATGCAATTTGTCTGATATGTCCGAATTTGGATTTGTATTTGTCGGTAGCATAGTGTAAGATATTTATATCAAGTTAAATAAAGAAAGAAGGTAGTCCCTATGGCTAATCTATACACAATCGAGTCCCTACTAATTGGAAAGATGTATTACTCTCGCACCCTTAAAGGTGAAATTGTAGATGCACAATTACACCCTAAGCCAATTTGGTATGAAGGTGCAACGGCTTACCTTGTCGAGGTAAAACAGCCTAATTCAATTCACACAACCTATCGCACTATTGCAGTAAAGTTTGGTGAGTAATAATGGGATATGTAGAGTTCTTCAAGTTAGATTCTGAAGGTGCAGGTTGGGTTCAATTTGCAGAATTATCAGAAGATACTAAAATGGATATTGAAATTGCACTACTTAATGAAGGTGCGTTATTTACTACTAGGGAGGCAGAGTAATGGAATATTTATATTCAGTAACTTGTACCAATGATAATGACCGCTCACCAAGTTGGGTTGGTCGCTATGATAATGCACTTGACGCAGTTAAGGCATACCTTTCTTTCACAGACCACGGATTTGCGTTAGAATATCGAACAGTTAATTTATCAGAGCCTAGTGGAAAAATGCACACCAGTGTATTCTACCGCAAGGGAATTGTAGGGGGTAAGTAAATGGGATTAAGTACCGCAATGGATTTGGCTACTAATTTGGATTTAAGTTTGGAAAATGCAATTGCTATGCACTTGCGTGGCAACCATTATCCACCAGTACCATTAAGTATGGTTCAGACTTGTATCGATGCTATCGATGCTTGTAATGATGAAGATTACAATCGAGAGATTAAGTTGCCTGAAGGCGTATCTTGGCGAGGTAGCGAATATGCTCCAGCCAATGCAATTGCTGAGGCTCACCATCTTGACCCTTGGATAGCCCATGCACATTACTGTGACTGTGAAGACTGCATTAATTGGGAGGAAGAATAAAATGGCTGCTACAATAAAAAGTATGGAACTTATATATGCTGACTTACTTACTCCAGATCAATTAATGGAGGAAGATATTATTGAAATCGATGGTGATATTGTCGAGGTATTAGGAATTGAATCCGATGCAACAGGCGATACCTATTATGTAGGTTATATCAACGATTATGGTGACAAAGATGTTGCAGAGTTTGATTACAATGACAAGATTAAACTTTATGTAATGCGTGAAGACGAAGTAGAAGATTAAACTTTTCCCCTGAAAAATGGGACGTGGCCTTGTGATTTTAATCACATTCCTAAATTTGATATTTTTATAGATTTATGATAAGATTAATTTATGAAGAAGACACCAGAGGAATTACGCAGGTTAATGGAATTACGCCGTTCTAATGCAGCCTCTGCTACCCCAAACAAAAAGAAATACAATCGCAAGAAATGTCAGTCCGAACTGCTACAATTAAAATATAGAATCAAGTAGAAAGAGAAACCCCCACAATGGCAAATATGTACGATGAAATGTATGATGACTTCTATGCAACAGTGTGCCCACAATGTCATGAGAACAATGTTGATGAGCAAGAAGAAAAATGCACTCACTGCATGCTTGAAGAGTTTGCAAAACTTTATTCAGAAGAGGTTGCTTCTGATATGTTAGTTGACTTTTAAATGTCAGTTGTTTTTTATTTATTCATGGTCCTAATTATAACAATGGCCATCCTTGGTTCTAGTGGATCCTAGCGATCCCCTGGAATTTTGGGACGTCGCCCCCTGTGAGATTTATCACATTTAAGATGTCCAATTTATACCATTTAAGATTTGATATTTATGACATTTTTGGCTATACTTATATCATAAGGTGAGCACGGAAAACTGGTGATGTAAATCACATTAAAAATGTCTTATATTTTGAGATTATTTGGAAATGGATTTGCAAAATGTCAGTAGGAAATGTTACACTTAATACATAAGCAAGTCACCCTAACAGAAAAGGAAAAAGCAAAATGGCAGTAGCAACAAACACATACAAGGTAGGCGACCTCTACACAACACAGAAGTCGAAGGTCACAGGAACAATTCAGGAGATTATTCCACAGGCTAATGGTAATGTTCGTGTAAAGTTAAATGTTGATGGTTCAATCCGTTACACAACTTGGACAGCCAAGTAACTAATTAAAACGAAACAGGTGCAGTTTGCTAGAGTCCTCGCACAATGTCGTAAGTAAGAACTAGCACCAACCCCCTAGATACCCCACACAGAAAAGAGAAAATAAAAATGGCAAGAGCAATCACAGTTAAGGTAGCAACACCAAAGGTCATCAAGGCACTTGAAACTAAGTTGGCTACACTTGAAACACAAATGGCTAATCAAGAAAAAGTAGAAGCAAAGTATCAGAAGGAATATGAGAAGTACCGCAAGGCTCTCGCTGATTTTGCTATTGCTAATATCAAGAAGGCTACAAATGTTCGTACTAACTACCGCAGTTGGAACAACTCTCTCAACATTGACTTTGATGTTGATACAACAGGTGCTGATTTCCCTACCGAGCCAGTTCGTGAGTTTGAGCGACTTGCTGAGTGGGAGTTCAAGAATATGAAAACAGAAATCACAAATGCACTATCTATCTTGCGTATGACAGATGAGGAAACAGTAAATGCCTCAACTATGAAGTCAATCGCACAGTATCTCTAATAAGTTTAGGCAATAAAGCCTAAAATGAGAACCCACCTGAGCAAGTGGCAAAACTGCTCCCCGCAAGGGATAGGCAAAATGGATCACAGGATTTGAATTTGTCAGTGGCCTAGGCTACAATTATATATAACAACAACAAAAGAAAGCAGGCCCCTATGTCAGAGACAATTGACTACTTAAACCGTCAGAATGCAGCAATGCTAGAACTTATTGAAAAGAAGGATGCATACATTCTTCGTCTACAGGATGAGGTATCTAAGAATTCATCTTATGCATTTACCGTAAAGGCTGAAAAACAAAACCTTATTAATACTCTTAAGGAGTACGTAATAGAATCTCTTCGTGACCGTGAAATAATGGAAGGCACTGCAGAGGCAATTGCACAGATTTGTGATTTTGAATTAACAAAAACAATCACAATCACTTCAACAGTTGATTTCGAAATTGAAGTTGAAGTACCATTTGATGTTGATGCAGATGATGTAATCGCATCGCTTGAATACAGTGTTGATGCGTTTGATTATTCAATTACTGATTTCTCACTTGACACACAGTCAACCAACTGGGAAGATAGTATTTCATAGGGGGCTATGAATACGGACCTGCCACATGTCTTTAAACTGGGTAAGGGCCCTGAGCATGGCCATGTAAACTGCTCACTATCAAAACCCTCATTTTTTTGGACGTCCCGCCGATCCAGGTTTGTCAAATCGACACGCCGTGTTTACGGATGTTATTTTAGTCACTGGATCAAAATGTCCGATTTGCCCTATGTCTAACTAGCCTGATTTGCATTTGTCAGCGGGTGGGTGTATAGTTATACTATCAACAAACAGAAAAGAGAAAAACCTATGGCACACGACCTAGAAATTCAAAACGGTAAGACATCATTCGCATCATTCCGTGAGCCTGCTTGGCACGGCTTGGGAACAGTATTCACAGAAGAGAAGACAACAGCAGAAATGCTAGAGGCTGCTAATCTTTCTAATTGGAATGTTCGTCTTGAAGATATGCCTATCCCCACACATCTCACAAGCGATAAAGAATATCAGTATGTAGTTCGTACTAACCCTACAGATGCAACTCAAACCGATGTTCTCGGAATTGTTGGAGAGCGTTATCACACAATGCAGAATGAAGATTTATTCTCATTCGGTGATAATATTCTCGATGGTGGTGGAAGATGGGAAACCGCTGGTTCAATCAAGGGTGGGCGTGTTGTGTTCGGTGCATTGGCACTAGAGCGTGAAACAGTCCTAGACCCTAGCGGTGTTGCAGATAAGGTAAAGACTTATTTGCTCATTAACACATCACACGATGGTTCTATCGCAATTCAAGCAAGCATTACACCTGTTCGTGTAGTGTGCGCTAACACTCTTAATCTTGCATTGGGTTCAATCAAGAAAAAGAACGGTGTCAAGCAGTCTTTCAAGATTCGCCACACTCAAACCGCAAAGGGTAAAGTAGAGATTGCTCGTCAAACTCTCGGTCTTGCTAATCTCTATATGGACGAATTCGACCTTATGGCTAAGGCAATGTTCGAGAAGGAAGTCAATGCTAAGACTTTCAATGACATCATTCTTGCTGCTTATCCAAAGCCTGAAAAGGATGCAAAGGGCGCACTCAAGAAGTGGGAAAACAAGGTAGATGTTATTAACGATATTTACACTGGCGACTTTAACGGAATGATTGCGGGTAATGCGTGGGGAGCATTTAACGCTCTCACTGAGCGACTCGATTGGTATCGTTCTGCTCGTGGTGGTTCTAACGAATCTATCCTTGCAAGCGCATCAGGATTTGACCCTGCAATTAACGCAGAGAAGAATCGTCTGCTGAAAGTTGTGCAGAATGTTATGCAAATCGCATAGCATCTGATACAATTAAAACCTGAGCAAGTTTTAAAAAGGCTCATCAAGGTCCGTTAGAATAGTTGGTTAGTTCGCTACCCTGTCACGGTAGAGGTCACGGGTTCAAGTCCCGTACGGATCGCAATAAATAAATATGCAGTGCAATGCATAAAAATTCGGGACGTGGGCCTGTGATGCAAATCACATGACATTTCTTGCCCATAACTTTAAGAAGACTTGATATTTTTGCTGGAATTTGCTACAATTATTTTATGACCCAAACACCTTATAAACCATATGCTATCCACGAACTCGTACAAGAAATCTATGAGGCTAACTACTCTCATTTTGATTTTATGGAAAATATGAATGGGGGAGATTGCGATTGTAATCTTCACTCTGCTATGACCCTAATTATGGAATACTGGGGGGAATGATGACTAGAGAAGATATGATTGTTATCATTGAAGAGTCTATTAATAATCTAGAAGAAGTCCGTGCTTACTTAGTTAATCAAGGAGAATAATGTCAGCAAGATGTAATATGTGTATGTCTGTATATAAAGAGGATGTTCGTGAATGTCCTGATTGCTTTACAGATGCTTATCTTATGGATCTACCGTTTCAGGTTGGGGACAGCGGATGGCTTAAGTATATGTTTGTTTGTATGACTTGTGATGCCTACCTTGAATACACTACCCTGGAGAACTTGGAGAAGCATCGTGCCTGGTGTCCTTGTGGGTCTGGAGATGTAACATTAATAGGATGGGCAGATGCCAATGACCGCATCCGAAACCATGTGACGGATATCACACCGCCAGAAGTTGTCAAAATCAACACCAATCCCCTATAATTAATATATAAAGAAAAGGAGACCCCAAATGCCAATGTATGACATTAAGGTAGTCGTAGAATATTTCTACGAAGTAGAAGCAGAAAATGAAGAGCAAGCAGAAGAACTGGGTTGGCACTATGAAGACTATGCTTTCTCTGGTGAAGTCTATTCAATTGAGGTAGATGAGCAACCTGAAGAGGAAGAAGAGGAGGAAGAAGATGACAACTAATGTTGTTTATGTTCCTTACTGTGGTGATTGCGATAAGCAACTTTGGGATTTACCCTCTGCTATTGAGGCACATGTTTGCGAGGAGGACTAATGCATACCCTGCACTGGTGGGCTGTTGAAGCCGAAGACAAAGAAGACGCTTTCAATCAAGTTGTTGCTAGATTAATTAATGATGACGGACAACAGTTTGTTGATTGGTCTGACTGGCATGTAGTTGGTGGAGGTCGTTGGTCTGACTCACAGTATGAGGATTCATCTGACATGGTTATATCTTATAAAGATGAGCCTGAGAAGTTTAATGAGATGATTGAACTTTGCAAGAAGAATCGCATTGATGAAATGAATCATATGCTAAAGCGTATCAAGACTGATAAGTTTGTTAGTGATATGGTTGACTACATCTCAAATAGCGGACTTCCCAATGATGAGCAACGCTTTGACCTTAACTCATACTATGTGAGAAAAGCAGGGGAACTGTTATCAGACAATTACACATCTGATTCATACTTCTACGATATGGTTGAATACACAGCACATATGGGATACCTGCCTGAGCGACTTGACAAATCTAAGTCTGGTTTGCTACAATTTTTAGTACCAATTGACTTTCACTTTTAAGGAGAAATGATGACCCCGCAAGAAATGTTAGAGCAAATGATTGATAAGGCTTGGCAAGAGTTTAGCGAGATTGCACAGGCTGAAGAAGAAGATGACTATTCAGATGCAATGGTATCTATGGAACGCACAGAAGCAAATGGTTTTGCAGAAGGATTGCAAACAGCATATGCAATAATCTTTGGTAAAGAATACCTAGTAGAGGAGATTATCTAATGGGAATGCGTGACGAATCCTGGTGCAATGGGTGTGGTACATCTGTTCCCTACGATGATGCTGATGAAACCTATTGTGGAGAATGTTCTGCAGATAATGTAGCACAGGATCTTTTAGCATTTGTAGAAGGTCGCATCGGAGAACTAACCCAAAAGCGTGAGGAGTATCAGGCAGATAATGACTACGAACTAGATGACTATTTGGCTGGGGCTATTGATGCCTATGATATTGTCCGTATGAAATTGACAGACTGATATTAATCCTGTAGAATTATATTAAAGACCCTAGTAGAAAGAGACCCTGATGGATAACTTTATTGAGATGGAGTATGAGGATTTCATTGAGACATACAAACCAATCAAAAATCATATAGATACTAATGCTTCATTTGATGGCTATATGTTTGAGACATATGGTGATGAGTATGAGTTCGTTAAGCAATCCCCCGAAAATAATATCTGGATGTATGGTGATGGGGACGATGGTGGTTCCTATATCTGGAGTGGATGGGGCTTTGTAAATAGAATAGGATATTTTATCACTGAGATTCCTTTCCCTGCTAATACTACTATTCAGATTAAAGTATCTTCATACTGGTATTACTGCGAAGGTTGCGGGGCTGAGATTGAAGATGATGGCCAACTAATTAATGATAGATACTATGAGTATGCACGATGCCCGATTTGCATAACTGAGGAAGAAATGTTAAAATTAGAACAACAAAACGAGGAGACACCAATGCCAGAAAATAATGAAGTTGAAGTTGAAGAAACCGAAGATGTTTGGTTTGACTTGGGAGGTCGCTAATAATGGGAGCAAGAATTAACTACGTATTCAAGGACGGCACTGACTCATCTGTGGTCCTATACAGCCACTGGGGCCAAACAGAATGGCAGACTGACATTGCTGCTGCCCTGGAGCATTCAAAGCCTCGTTGGTCCGACTCTTCATATGGGACCCGTATGATGATTAGTCATCTTATTCAACATGATATCTTGGATGAGACAGGTTTTGGAATTTATGCAGTTCACGGAGACAACTTTGATTTAGGTGAACAAACCGTAATCATTGATTTTGTTAACAAGACTATTACTGATAATGTTTCTGTAGGTTGGGAAGAATTTATCAATGCGTATACTAGAGTTCCTGCATAGCAGGTCATATGCCATCATGGAGGGGTCTCTGATGGCAAGGGGTGAGGCAAGCGTGGGGTTTGCCTCCCCCTAACTTTTGCGGTACAATGAATAAGAGGGGAGAGTAATGGCTAGACGACTAAGAGCAGAAGCAGTTCATACTAAGGAATCAAGAAAAGCAGAGCAACTAGCAAAACTCCTAACAGAAGATTTCTCTATTGACCTTGAACGAGTTGGTTATTATCTAGTTAGAAATCTACCTATGATTGTATTTCATAGGTTTGATGTTTTGGCTTTGACAGCACAAGAAGAGTATGATAAACTTAGACAAGAGATGAAGGGGAATTAAATGGATTTTGCTAACAAGGCAGGGATCATTGGACAACTATGGATTGAGTTCCGTAATGACGAAGATTTTTCTGCGTTTATGGAATACAATGATTTGGGTTGCCCATTAGCATATATGGTTGCCGAGGGAATTGTAAAAGAACTTTCACCAATCGGTGAAGAAATGATTAACGAAACCTATAAGATGTTTATGGAATTAGTTAATGTAACAGATGAAGATTTAGAAGTGCTACCTGAAATTAATCTAGGAAGCATTTTGATGTTTGCTTACAATAAGAAACAGAACTCAACAGAAACAGAATAGTTTGACATTCCCCTGGGCTTGACAAAAGCCTGGGGGTGTGGGACGTCAAATTGGACATATCGGACAAACCACCCTATCAGCATTTTATCAAACAAACATTACGAAGTCAAATTTATTTTCCCCAAATTTAGATTACGATCAAACATTATTTTTCCAGAAAAGCATGCTTTTTCTTATACCATATCAAACCTTGTTTGTCAAACAATGGTATAATTTTATTTATGAGTCCAAGACATTTTTCAAGAATGCTAAATCCTAAAGCAGCAAGACAAGAAGATCAGGATTTGGCTAATGCCTTTACTTCCTTTACTTCTCTTATAGGTTTGGGTAAGTATTTTTCTACTGATCCCGTTTTGGAAATGTCTAATAGTCCTATCGAAGATCCCGACTTGGCGGGGGATCAAAAAACAAACCACTCTAATCTATACAAATAACCCCTATTACGAAGACACTTTATTTTTCCCTGAGTTTTAAAACATTATCAAACCTTTATATATTTTATATAAGGGTTTTTTATTTTTTATGAGCAAATTTGCAGATTTTTGTCATATGATTTTGGTACAAAATGAAGTTGACAAACACTAATGTTTGGTATATAATGCAGATGGTTTGGCTATTTGACAAAGGTTTGAATGTTTGGTATAAGATGTTTGATATGGGGTTTGGCCCCGCTTGACATTACGAGGCCCTCTATGATATGCTCTATAAACCACTTCCCTCCACTTTACTCCACTTCTAGAATGTCAAACAAATCAATCAGTAACATTTATCTGTGGATAAACTTGTGGATAACTAACATTTTTATAGCATATTTACCTGTGGATAAGTATCAAGTTAAGGTGTTATAGGGTATAAAAATCAGGGGATATTTAAATCCTTAATTGCCTTATTGACCATACGGATCAAGCCTTTCTTTGATACTTTACGACTGTCAAATGTCTCAGTATATCCATTCTGGGGCATATCCTCCTTATGTAGAAAAGGCTTATGTTTCTTTCTTAGTGTTTGTATTACTAGGGATTCTATCTGTCTTGCCTTATCCCGCTCAAAAAAATGCCAATAGGCAACCAATAACCATCCTTTGGTCCTATGGGCTTTAAACCTTCTACCTGATATATCTGATATGCCTATCTTGACAGCCTTATATACTGGGCTATAAATGATATATAAGATTGCCTCATCCATACCGCCAATTATACCCTGTTAACCTTTATATGCTATGATAGGTAGATGATAACAATACTTTTAATGCTACTTACTTGGTATGGAACTAAGGTGTTCTATACTCAAGACCCATTTATTCATCTGCCAGAATTAGACGATAATGGCTATACCACTGCAAAATGTTCTAAGTGTTCTCAGTTTATAGTTATATCAAATGAGAATATGCGTACTCCATTTTACTGCTTGGCTTGCAAGTAATGCCTAAAGTCTTATGCTTTGATTGTGGATACTGGTTTGAACAACCTTATGGTACAAAAGACATTACGAAGCAATGTCCAAAATGCCTGGAAAATAAAAATGTGTAAGCATACTTGGTATATGCGAGAGGCAGGGATTACTTGTACATTATGTGGTGCTATTTGGGATAAAGAAACCGATAGTGCATCGCAAGATGCATAGGGTGGTTTGTATATCTCTATTTTGCGCCGAACTTAATACTGGTATAATTATTTAATGGCTACTATTTGCGATATTGACGATACCCTGCTCCGAAACGGAACTCAACCCATTCAGCGTGTGATTGATTATGTTAACTCACTTCCTGGCGAACTTATCCTAGTCACTGGGCGCAATGAATCTCAGCGTAAAGAAACTGTAGCAGCATTACGAAGAGCAGGTGTTAAGTATAATAGACTTATTATGAATCCTGGATCATCATCCGAAACTGCTGACTTTAAGTATAAAGTTGGACTTAAACTTAAGGGTTCTGTTAATTTAGCAATTGACAACAATGCAACAATGAGAGCAGCCTATAAGAAGGCTGGCATCCCTACTAAAAATCCTGCTGACTTGCCAGATGCTAAAAAGTTCTGGTATTTGA